GTAAATTTTTCTGAACTTCAACCCGGTGCTAACTTCTACGTGATAAGCACCAACGGCGGACTGCAAGTGGCAGTCGGCACAGTGAAAGGCAAGACGGCCCCCTATTGGCCGATGCAGAACACGCTCAACACACAGTTGGTTGACCTGACCATCAACATCGGCGGTCAAGACCGAGTGGTGCCTGGGCTGCCTGTCAATCTCGAAGTGGCAGGCCGTGAGCCTGAAATCTACACGGGAAACCGTGAGACGGCTGAGCGCATCATCGACGAAAAGGTGAGCGAAGCTGACAAGATTCTCCAGAATCTGCCCTATTACAAGAAACTGAAGCAGGACGGCCCCAAGTGCAAGGAGGTCATCAACCCCGGCTATGCGGCCACTCGTAAGCAGGCTGAGACCATCGAACAACTTCAGGAACGCCTTGCGGCTACGGAGGGCAAACTGTCAGAAATGACTAACTTGCAGGCAAAGACGCTCGAACTGCTTGAGAAACTGAGCGGTGGCACACCGGCACCGGCAACGAAGGGAGGGAAAAAGGACTCATAGTCATGGCGACTGCGATAAAAACAGATAAAGCAATGATTTACGATCCAAACAGCGGAACATTGATTTTGACCAACGACGGCCAGGACCTGAAGGAGCAGATGCGCGAACAGATGCGCCACCAGTTCCGCACGGGCGGCACGGGCGGTAACTACCGAACCATGACCGTAGGCCGTGAGTTTGAACAAGGCTACCGTGACGGCTACCGCGAGGGCTACGAGCAGGCTATGCGCGACAACCATCTGGAAGGTGTTCACCTCGACTACATGACTCCCGAGGAGCGCGAAGCCTACCTTAGAGGCCAGCGTGACGCTTACGGCAGAAACGGAGCAGAAAACCGCCATCAACTCTAAAGTGAATAGACGAATGACAGCACAGCATCTTGATATCGAAGGCTACTGGGACGTGACCGTACTCTACGACGTATGGCCGCAAGACCTCGGCGAAGTGGGCAAAATGCTCAGCTCGCTGGGTGCCCCGCGTCAGATGGTGGAAGATGCCGTCAGCAACCTGCAGGGATGGAACGCGGGCTATACGCTCACCTCGATGGGCCGGTGCGAAAGTATCGTGTGTATTGGCCGTGCCACCAGTCTCAGGGAGTTCCTGAACACCATCGACCACGAGACCGACCACGTACAGGCGCACGTCGCCGAATACTACGGCGTGGCGCTCGGCACGGAGCAGGCAGCCTACTTGCAGGGCTACGTCGGCGGTCGTCTGCTGGAGTTCGTCGTAACAATGATTATTAACCATCAATATCGACTGACAGCATGAGCCTACAGACCGACAGCATCTTCATCGCCGCCCTCCAGTCGTCGCCCGAACTGATGGAGGCCATCACGACCTACATCAGCAAGGGCGAGGAACACAGGAGCGAGCAGCCCCGTCTCTACGGCACGGCCATCCCCCTGCCTGAAGAAGACGCGGACAACGTGCCAGTGCCATATCTCATCGTCACCTTCGACGGGCTGAACAACGACCAGACCACGAAGGACGATGCCTACGAAAGCGACTGCGACCATGTGCAGATAGGCATCACCGTCATGGCGGCAACCCTCTCCGCACTTCACGACCTGACTCAGCAGGTGCGCGAGGTGGTACACACCTATTTCGTCGAGCACGAGACACAGGTGAGCGGCTACCAGTTCACGGCAGAACCCATCCTCTACGACGAATGGAAGCCCGGCTACGGCCAAGTGCTCCGCTATCAGTGCGATGTTGACCTAAACACCGAAGACAATGGATAACGGCATCAAGACATCACTCCAGGAAGAGCTGCTCAGCAAGGGCAGCGTGACGCTCACGGCCAAGATCCGCGAGGAAATCTACAGCCAGTGCCAGACACTGGTTGACTCTCTCCCAGAAGGCACCAAGTGGACGCGCACCATCTGCCAGTACCACCCCGATACCTTCAGCTTCGAGCAAACAGTAACAATCACCAAAAAGTAAACAACTATGGCATTAAAAAAACTGAAAGGCCAGAACTTCCGCGCATTTGTCGGAGGCAATGCCGTCCCTGAAGCCTCCAGCTGTCAGGTGAGCATCACCGGCAATATGGAAGACGCAAAAACCAAGGATTCTGAGGGCTCGTTCGGCATGGAGCAGATGACCTCACGCTCATGGTCCGTGCAGGTGGACAGCTACGAGGCCACAGCTGCCGCGCTCATCGCCGTTGTCCAGCAGTTCGTCAGCGACGAGAAAGTGCAAGTCGGCTGGGATGAGACCAAGGAAGTAGCAGGCTCCCAGAACCGCACACCCAACAACGCAGCCTTAGCCCGCTCGGGCCAGGCCATTCTCAACGACTTCACCATCCAGGCCAACAACCGCGCCAACATTCAGGTGACGCGCCAGTACATGGGCAGCGGTGCCTTGGCATAACCCTCTAAAACATTACGACTATGGACAAAGGACAGCATCTCAGACTCTTCATCGTAGAAGGTAACAGCAACAATGTGATAGCCATGAGCACCGAACTCAGCCTGCATGGCTCAGCACAGACGGAGAACAGCACGACAAAGGACACCACCGACTCCAGCGGAGCCGTGTGGGACGAGAACGACGTGGTAGGCCGCACCTACGACATCAATTTCTCTGCCCTCGTTGCCAGCGGCACCGACACCGGCAAGACCTTTGCCGACATGGAAGGCAAGGTCAACGACGAAATCATCAACTGGAAGATAGCCCTCGCCAGCGGCGAGCAGAACCGCACGATGGGCATCGTCATTTGCTCTGGTCAGGGCAAGATGACCAACGTGCAGGCAACCGGCCAAGTCTCTCAGCAGGCCACCTACAGCGGCACCATCAACGGCTACGGCCCGCTAATTCCCGGCTCACTCACATAAAAGCGCGACGGGCCGTTAGTACGCCCGTCGCCCGTTTTTTAACGTTCAGTATGTTGCGATAGTATCGCAACCATCATTTAAAATATATCGGAACTATGATCCACGAAGAAATTACCATTGCAGGCAAGCCCGTCACATTGGGCTACTGCTACGCCACCGAAATCGCCTACAAAGACCTGTCGGGCGAAGACATTGCCGCCATCATCCAGGAGACCATCGCCTGCGTCAACGCTCAGCCCGCACGGATGCCAGACGCTAAGCGCAGCATCTACCTCGTGCTGGCCGCTGTCATGGCCTACTATCAGAGCAAAGACGAAGACGCGCCCATCAAGGACACCGACCTGATGAACGAGGCCACACCCATCGAACTCGGCAAAGCCCTCGGCACTATTATCAATCTTTGGGCGAAGTTCTACAACATCCCCAAGGGCGAGCCAGCCGAAAAGCCAGCGAAAGGAAAGGGTAAGGCAAAAAACTAACCACCGCCCACGACATCTACCAACTGCTCGTGGGCGAGATAGGCATCCCTCGCCGTGAATTTCTCTACGACCTCCGCTTCTGGGAGGTACGCCGCATCATTCGAGGCTACCGCCAGCGTGACCGCCTGAAGCATCAACTCATCGCCGAGTGCGCCTACGCCGCGATGTTCGCCATGCGCGACCCCAAGGGCAAGACCGTGTCCGACATGTTCCCCATGCTCTTCGATGATGATGACGATGACTACGACGAGCCACCCATTAGCGAGGAGGAAGTGGCCGACATGCAAGCCTTGATGAAAGCATTCAACAGTCAGACAGACGAAAAAGAGACGGAATAATTTTGCCATTCCGTCTCTTTTTCTTTTTTGAAGTAAACCCCTGCAAAGGTTTTAGTATATTATTAGCGAGAAAATAGTATATTAACTCCGAACTAATAGTATATAAACTCAAAACTCAAAGTATCATGGCAAAAATTAAGTACAAAGTTCTCGAGAACAAGAAAGTAGGCACCCATTCCTTTTATGCCGTGCCAGTGCCCCACGGTACGCTCAGTTTCGACGAGGTGATCCGCGAGGCGTGTCAGAACACCGACATCACGCCCAGCATCATGCGTGCAGCCGTCACGGAGTATATGAAGGCCGCACAGAACAATCTGCTGAAGGGCTTCCGTGTGCCCGTCGGCGAAGAGTTCCTGTTCCTCTATCCCAATCTGCGAGCATCTGCCAAGGATGAGCTCAACCAGGACGGCACGGTAAAGAAGGCCGCTACTGCCGACATGGTAGTGCCATCGAAGCAGAAGACCCGTCTGGGCTGCTCCGTATCGTCGAAGTACAGCGACAAGTTCGCCAGCGAAGTCAGTTGGCAGCGCGTCGATCCCATCACGGGCTCCGAGGTGGAAGGCACTGAGGACGTGACCGACGGCGGCGGCACACAGGGCGGAGAATTAGAGGGATAAAGTAAACCCACGACATCATAATGCCCGATTAGTGTAACAGCTAATCGGGCATTTTTTTATGGCCATAAGTATTGATATAAATAATCAAATTCTTGAGAATCAAATGCACGCTTTACAGGCTTGCATGACGGTTGATTCGGAGATGGGCAAACGACTTCGTGAGCTCATCTTCCAAGAACTGAAGCGTGTCCGCAACGACATCGCCGGAGGACTGAAATTCGCCAACGGTGATCCTCGTGGGACGCGCGGAGCCGTGAAGCGTTACATCGCGTCAAAATATCTTGGTGGTATAGTTAGTATCTTGGATGGCAGCAAATCTGGCAGCAAAAACAGCTATGAAGCACCCCGAAAGTTGCGTCCAGGTCAGCGAGGCGGCAACAGGATGATACGCAGCAATCGAACTGATGATATGTTGCACTATGGTCCTGACGAGAGAAATTTTATCCTTCGCTTCATCAACAGCGGTACTCACCCACGATATGCTAACGGCAGAAACGGTAAATGGGACAGGCGCGGAAACAATAGCACTTTCTTTAGACTTCAGGAGGAAGGCGACTACTATCGCGGCAGCATTGCACCACGCAACTTTATGAACACACTTGGAAAACCATCTATGCAGAGAGCTTTAGAGAATCTTTCAAAGATGGTAGATGAGGAATTTGACAAACTTTTTAAATCATAACGTATGGCTGGAACATCGGTTCTCAAACTCAAAGTTGACGACAAAGAATATAATTCAAGTCTGAAGCAGGCGCAACAGGGGATGCAACATCTGGAGCAAGCCCTTCAAGCCGCTGGCAAGACCTTTAACCATGTCGATAAATCGGTGGTGGAATATACTCGCGGAATAGGCAAGATGGAGGCCCAGAGCAAGACAGCCCGCGGACGCATCGGCGAGATGACATCGGCCTTTGTCGAATTATCCACGCAATATAACAAAATGTCTGCCGATGTGCAGAAGTCAGATTTAGGCCAGGCTTTGGCTAAGTCAATAGACCAGCTCCGGCAACGCACGATAGCGGCCAAACAGGAACTCGAAGACTTAAACCGCCAACTGTCTAACACGAAAGCTCCAGACACTGGAGCATCCAGCGGCGGCTTCCTCTCCGGCATCGGTAGCAAAATGGAGGGTGCATTGGCCGTATTCGGCGGTAATCTGATGACCAAGGGAGCCGGTATGCTCGCAGGACTGGCCAGCGAGATGGGCGACATGGTGAAGCAGGGCGTGGAACTGGCCAAACAGGGTGAGGGCATCCGCAATGCCTTCGAGCGGCTGGGTCGAGGCGATATCCTGCAAGGACTGCGCGATGCTACCCACGGCACCGTGACAGACATCGAGCTGATGAAGGCGGCCGTGAAGTTCAATGACTTCAAGCTGCCGCTCGACGAACTCGGCACGATGCTCGCCTTTGCCCAGCAGAAAGCCAAGGACACTGGGCAATCGGTAGACTACATGGTGGACTCCATCGTGACAGGTCTTGGCCGCAAGTCGCTCATGATCCTTGACAACCTCGGACTGAGTGCCACCGAAGTCAAAGACAAGATGGCTGAGACGGGCGACATGACCAAGGCCGTCGGAGCCATTATCCGCGAGCAGATGGCCAAGGCGGGCGACTATGTAGAGACGGCAGCCGACCGCGCCACAAAGGCCGACGTAGACCTCAAGAACGCGATGGACGCCCTTGGACGCACGCTCATGCCGCTACAGGAAGCAGGTGTGAGCATGTTCACGTCGTGGGAGATAAGTGCCCTCAAATTCATCAAGAACGCCCTCGAGCCGCTCATAGCACGATTCACCGAAGCTGGCAGACTTCAAGCTGCCTACAACCGGCAGGGAGGAAAAGAGAAGGTGGACCGCATGGCGAATACCCTGCAAAACACATCAGAAGGGAAACGTCATGGACTCTACAAGACACAAGTCAACAACTTCAACCGATTCATCAAGGAAAGACAGGAGTATATTAACCTGTTGAACAGCTACCGCGCTGGCAGTCGTGGCGAGGGAAACGGTTATACGCCAGAAAACAAAGCACGCATCGAACAGCTGTTTAAGCGATTCGGCACCGACGACACCAGCCGCCTGCAATCGCAAATAGACGGTGCGACAAAGCAACTCCAGGAATATCAGCAGGTTGCCAAAGAAATCCTGAAACCTGCTGAAGCTAACATCGACACCAAGCAGGCCGAGCAGAGCATCACATCGCTCACCAAGAAGCTGAAAGACCTCCAGGAACAACGAAAGAAAGCCATCGCCGCCGGCGACACCGACCTGAGCAAGAATCTCGACAAGCAGATTACCCAAACTAAAGCCGATATTAAAGGGCTGGGCGGAATCGTCTCAACATCAACCACCCACACAGCAACACCGCAGGAGCGTGCTGCCGACAAAGTGGCGGAAGCGGAACGCACCTATGCAGAGACGCTGCTGAAGAACAGCATACGACTGGAGGCTGGCCTTGACTCGACGCTCGACAACAAGAAAAAGGAGATGTCTGCCCAAGAACGCCTTTTCGATGCTTACAACGATGCCTATGCGACATATAAAGACCCAGCATATAAGGAAGCATCCAAACAAGCCGCTGAGAAAATCAAACAGCTTTCCGAAGAGGTGAAGTCCCTCACCGATACCCAGGAGGCGTCGAAGAAAGCGGCCCGTGAGTTGGAGTCGGCACAGAAAAAGCTCGCCGACGCGCAGCAGAAACTCGCCGATGCGCAAGCCACCGGCTCGGCTACCGCCGTCTATAAGGCTCAGAAGGACGTAGACAGGCAACAAGAAGTTGTCAACCGATTGCAGAATCCATCCTTACCCGTGCCAACCAAGCCGACTGGATTTGAAGCCTACAAGCAGACCATTCAGGCTGAAATCAAGTTCGACCAGATGCAGGTAGACGAGAACACCCTCCACACCCTGCTACAGACGGCACTAAAGAACGGTCTCGAAGGCTTGACCGTTGACTATTCGGGACTTCAGGAGCGAATCGCCAAAGGCATAGACATACCCGACTCGACGTGGGAGGCCTTGCAAGAAGAAATCAACGCCAAGCTGAAAGAGTTGGGTATCGAACCCATTAAGATAGACTTCAAGACCGGCGGCCTCAAAGAGGCAGGCAAGGATGCCAACACGGCCACAAAGGACTTCCAGCAGGCAGCGTCGGCCATCGGAAGCGTCGGTAGTGCTCTTTCAAGCATAGAAGACCCAGGCGCCAAGGTTGCAGGCATCGTGGCACAGGCTATCGCCACCGTGGCGTCCGCTTTCGCCGGTGCCCTTGGTACGGACACGACAACGAAGTCGAACATCTGGGCGTTTATTGCAGCAGCAGCAGCAAGCACGGCAACGATGGTAAGTACTATTGCAAGCATCCATTCGGCAACAGGTTACGCCAATGGCGGTCAGATTAAGGGAAACTCCTACAGCGGCGACAACATACTCGGGATTGTGGACGGAAGCGGCATCGTCGGACTTAATGCAGGCGAAATAGTGCTCAACCAGGCGCAGACGGCGAACGTAGCGAATGCTCTCGAAGGCTCAGGCATGAGGGGCATCGAACTCTCGGCAAGCGTCAGCGGCGAACAGATATTGCTGGTGGCCAACAGAACGACACGCCGTCAAGGTTACGGCGAATTAGTAACGTTCAAATAATCTGAGATATGACAGGCAAAGATATTACAGTAATCATAGCGCAGAACGGCACGGCTCTGGCTTCGACGCGCATCAAGTCGAACGACATCAAAACCAAGTGCGATGTCATCGAGAAAGCGAGCGCGACACAGCAGACGTGGAAAGAGTTTGTTGCAGGCCGCTCGGAGTGGTCAATCAACGTTGGCTACCTGGTACTGGCAGCACCACAAGTGCGCAATGTGCTGTTGGTGAGGCAGACGTTTGACCTGACGTTCACTGCGAGCGACGGCACAAGCACGAGTACGCTGACGGGGAAGGCCATACTGACCACTGCCGACATCAAAGCCAACACTGGGAGCCTGGCGCAAGGAACTTTCGCATTCCAGGGAACAGGGCCGCTTCAGTAGTAGCGAGAAGGGAGTAACAATCCGTTACTCCCTTCTCCTACTCTCATTTTTTTTAGCAAGATGCGTCTCTGTCGCAGCCACTCCTTCTCCGTATGCCGCGTCTTTGTCGCGGCCATCAGAATCGGTATTCGTTGGTCCCGTCCCACTCGGCGTCGACAAGAATTGTGGCCGTCACCGTTCCGCCACCTCCAGTAATACTGCCTGTGCAGTCAGTCACGCGATTGACGGTCACTGGCACATCTTCGATAATAATCTCCCCGAGCGCATTATCACTGGCATCCAATGCCGTGACGGTCATCTTGGTCAGTACATCATTGGCGGCATGGGGCAGGGTATAAAGGCAATACACACCGTCGTCGCTGAACGCCCGATACTCTGTCTGCTTACTGTTCACGCAACCATAGCCAGCGGACGGCGAAAAGGTAGAACTTCCACCGAGGTAGTAGAACTTGAACTGGGCGACATCATTCATTGCCGCCATCTCGTCAGTCAGGTGCAGGCGTATCATCGCCACAGCTCGCTTCATCCTGATGTCAACGTCCTGACGGTCGCCTGTAACCGTCAAACGGCCAAAATAGCTGAAGGTGTCCGTCACCTTATTGTTAGGAAACGTCACCTTGTCTGCGCTCGTAACGGTGGCACTGCCTGTACAATTATGGCCGATAGCCACCACGGTATAGCTCCCTGCTGTCAATGACAGACTGACAGAACCGAAGCCTGCGTCGGCAATGGTCTGCGCAATAGCCTTGACCTTCTGTCCGCCAGCGTCGAAGACGGCCACGTTGAGTCTGCCGCACACGTCACTGAGTACCGACGACCTCGTTGCGCCCTCTGTCTGCGTGATATGAAGCGTCACGTTGCCGCCGTTGTCGCCTTTACTATACACGTCGTTATCAATCACCATTTTCTCGCAGCCACATACCAAGACGGCAACCAAAGCAAAAAATATCTTTCTCATGGCCTACCATTCTAAATCATAACTATCTGTCCAAGCATCATTCAGACTCACGCTGAACGTCGTACCAGCAGCGAACAGAGAGCCGCTGACGTTGGTCGCCCTATTCCTTTCAAACGGCACATCATCAAGAGCGACGATACCGACAACATTCCCGTTGCCGTCTTTGGCTCTAATTGTGACGTCGGTCGTCCATTCGTCACTGTCGCTCATGCCGAAGACACTCACAGCCAGCTGTCCCGTTGTTCCAACATAAGATGCCGGCACGGCAACACTTCTTTCGATTCCCTGCGATAACATCGCAGCCCCCGTCATATAATCGATCCCGTACCACCAAACGTCAGGCACCACGCATATCTCCGCCACCCCATCTGGAACCTCGTCGGTAACAGCCACCCTGAGCTTTGTCGCCACGCGGTCGAGCGTGACGGGCACCACCGACGACGAACTGCTGCCAACATTGACGCTGACTGCCTTCCAGAAGGTATCCGATGGTTGCGCCCAGGTGATTGATGTGCCGTCGACGTTGGGTGTCTTGCCGCGTGAGGCCACGAAATAGATAGTGTGCTCGCCGTATTGCAGGCTCATGGAAGGCGACGAGAAATCGGCATCGGTGCTGACCTTATGCGCCGTCCTGACAAGAGCCCCGTCCACGTAGTCGAAGAGCCACAAGTCGGTCATCGTCACACCGTCAGCCTCCAACGCTCTCGTAATATTCCAGTCGCCATTACTGACCTCGAACGTCACGCGCCTCTCTGCCACGACGGCATCTTCCATGTCATTCATCCGCACATGTTCCGTGCAACCTGTCAGCAGCACCGCTGCCGTCATCATCAACAACATAGTCTTTTTCATAGTCCTTTTGTTTTAATATTGTTATTATTAAAGTTACCAGCCTTCTCGTGCGTCGCTATATCATAGCGACTCCCCCAGCTTGTCAAACTCCCCATACACATCCTCCGCCAGCACCTTCGCGTATCTTTGTGTCTGCGTAATTTTCGAGTGCCCCAACATCTTCGAAACCCGCTCCAAGGCCACGCCTTCATGCAGTGCCCAGGTGGCGAAGGTATGCCGCCCTACATGGCTTGTCAGTCGCTTAGTGATTCCCGTCTCTTCCGCGATACGCTTCAGGTTCCTGTTGTAAGTTTGCACAGCCACATGCGGCAATGATCCACCATAGCGTTGCACCACGGCCAACGCCTGTGGCAGCAGCTGGACGTAGTACGTGACACCTGTCTTGACCCTTTGTCCTGCCATCAGCCACCGATCACCCTCATGTCGGCACTTCTCCAACGAGAAGGCCTGCATATCACTGTAAGCCATCCCCGTGTAAGACTGAAAAACGAACATATCACGCGCAGCGGCCAGCATAGACCCTTCACGGAGCGTTAGCCCCTCAATCCTCGCCAATTCTTCCTTAGTCAGAAACTCCACTGTCTCGACGTCGCCGCGCTTAATCTCTCCACGCATACGATCATACGGATTGGCCTTTATCAACCCGAATTTCATAGCCCGACCAAGCAACGCCTTGATGTCCTTGTGATAATTTCGAACAGTCGCCTGGCTGATATACTCCACAGGCTTGCCAGCCTTCACCTCCGCGTCCGTCTGATGTTTCTTGATGCTGTGCAGAAAAGCATCCCATTTATGCACGTTCTCAACCGTCAAGTCCGACCATTTCCGCATGATACCCGACTCAACCAGAGCGGCCACCGACACCCTGTAATGCGCTGCCGTCCCTTTCCGCACGCCCAGCTTGTCAATCTCATTCTTCATCCACTCCAGCATATCCTCAGCATCCTTGGCCTTCCGCCGAGAGTCAGGCGAGAACACCAACTTTCGAACATTCTCGAAATTGATGTCATCTTCCGAGCAATCCGCCAGTCTTTCATTCACAATCCTATCCACGCGCTCCAGCATAATCCTCAGCCGCTCATTCTTCTCAACGCAGTCTTCTCGCCCGACAATCTGCCCGAACTTCCATTCACGCGGGCACACGCTCACGCCTGTATTGATATAGTACGCGCGTCGGTTGATCGTCACCCGCACCTCTATAGGGGCCGACCCGTCCTTGGCGAACCTGCCCCGATGATTATATATTATTGCTGTCTTTATCATTTCATTCTTAGTTTTAAGTTAAAGTAAAAAAGTGGGGAAACATCTGGGGAAACTATGGGGAAACATTTGCTTTATAAAACCATTTCAGACCATTCTAAACCATTTTTGCATATCTCCAAGAATCTCGCCAAATCCCATTTATTCATCGGCACCGCCGCCATTTTAAGGCGGTGCCCGAATCTTTGCCTGGTGATTCCGTTGGGATTCGAACAGATAAAGCATAATGTTAGTGTTTATGGGTGTTTGCGAGGTGTTTCCGTTTGGTATGGGGAAACATTTGAGTTGTTTTGTTCTTCCGCTGCGCCAATGGCGAAGGGATAGCGGGAGAGGTCTGAGGCGTTAATATTGGCAATTTTACGCTCCAGTTCGAGGATGCGGGAGTCGCGGGCACGAATGATAGCGTCTTTGTCGGCGACGGTTTGTTCGAGGGCTGCGATGCGGGCTTGTTTCTCGGCAATGATGGCGTCTTTATCGGCAAGGCGGTCGGACATTTCTTGCTTCAGACGGTTGGTGAGTTCGGCGTAAGCAGCGATGGCGGCGTTGATGGCACTGGAAGGGTCAACGTACGAAGAAGCAGGGACGGCACTTGCTGAACCCAGCAGTGCCGGATTGTCACCATTAGGTCTCTCGAATACAAGCCGCTCTTCTGGATGCTGTTTGTAGTAAAGTAAATCTTCCATCAGCAAGCAGTGAGGGTCTTCACCACGGAAGTAGGCCATGTTGAAGATACCACCGAATGCTTCGTTCATCTTGCGAAGTGTATCATCTCCTACAAATTTTTTGTCATTCATGATTCGAGATAGGGCACTATCACTAATTCCGATTTTCTTAGCCAGTTCTCCCTGACCACTGGCAAGGTGCTCTTTGTATATGTAGTCAACGGCGACTTTAAAGAGCTGATTCTTCAGTTTTTTGTCTATTTGACCCATTTTGACCTATATCTTAATTAAAAAATCTTAAAAGTTGACCCATTTTGCACCATAATGCTCCACATTTCAATTTTAGTTTGTATCTTTGCACCCGTAAGTAATTAACACTACAACGAGGCAAGAAAATAGCCGTCAGACGGGAGGCCGTCTTTTCACAAGCGGATAACCGCCAATTTGCGAACACTTTGCGAGGGTGTCGGATTGCAAATATACGGCTTTTTCTGCCAAGTTGTTGCAAAACGAGTAACTAATTAAGTAAAATTAAGAAACGACATGGTAACAGACAGAGTAACACGAGACGACATCAGGGGCATCAGCGTAGGGCAGATGGGTGTGTTTGTTTTGCCGAATGAGAAGGCCGTGGAGAGTGCCAGGGTGCAGTTTGCTACGCTGAAGCGGCTGGAGGGTATGGAGTTCGAGCGCGTCGAGACCGGGGAACGGTTGACGATTGCTTATAAGAGGTTGAAGTGATGGTATAATGACCTTGCGGTAAAACCGCAAGGCACAGTAAAAGCAAGGACTATGGACAGGATGCTGAGAGCGGAGATAATAGCAACGGTTAGGCAGACCGTGGCAGATGTGATGGAGGGTGCCGACGAGGTATGGCTGTCGCCTGAAGACATGTGCAAACAGTTCAGTATGTTCACGCCGGAATGGCTACGGAGGCATGGGGAGCTGATACCACGGGAGAAGGTGAGGATTGTGTTGGCCGACGGGACGGTGAAGGAATCGCGGTCGTGGGCCTACCCGAAGCACAAGATTAACAGGCTCATACGTGAGGGGCGGCTGAGGGAGATAAGGACGCAATGACCCTTGCGGAAAAACCGCAAGGCACAGTACAAGAGGAAGGTTGGTCGAGTGGTAAGGCGGCTCTCTGCTAAGGAGTAAGTCAGCAATGACTCGTGGGTTCGATTCCCTCACCTTCCGCAAGGAATGAAAGGAGAGTGGTTCTTTGACTTAATGAACACTGGCGAAGGCCAGAATAAAGAAACATAAAGAGAGGGAGCAACCCTGGCGATGGTTAGTAGACAAGCGAAAGCCGTTGGCCCCCATGAAGGCCGTATGGCCGTGGCCGTGAGGCTGAGGACGGGAAGGGCTCCGACGGAAAGATACTACCGACTCAGCAAGAGCCGAAGCAAAGAACACTAATTCGCATACAGAGGGCGATGGTAGCATGCCAGGCGAGCAGAAAAAGAGCGGAAAGTCTTTCCAGACAGACATGGTATTAATGCGGCCATTGCCAGTTGGCAATGCGTGTCCCAAGCCACTAACGCAGAGGGGTGTCGATTCGCCGTATGGTGTAACGGTGGCACATTCAGCCAGAAGGCCTTCAGACTGACGGTGCCGGTTCGAGTCCGGCTACGGCGACAAATTGAATCCTTGCGGAAAAACCGCAAGGCACAGTAAAAACGAAACAGATGAGCATGGATATTGCGACTATAAAACGTCCTTCGTGCGGAGCAGACGCGGATAGTCTTTGTTTCTATCCCGGTGTGGCGTTCTGTATGGAGTGCGGAGAAGTGTTTGACATCGCGGAAAAACGCGAGGCACAGCAGCGAGATAATAATAATAATAATAACTAAAAAAGTACAACTATGAAAGAGTTTCTGGAGATTATGGGGAAGGACATCATGAGTGAGAACTTCACCCGCAGGGAGTATGTAATATATGGCATCGTGGCACCGTTGGTGCTGGTGCTGGTGTGTGGACTGGCTGGCAGTCTTTAAGCGTATGGCAGAGCAAGTGGCGATGGACGACCTGCACATTCACGGCGGAGTCGTTCAGCAAGTGACGTGCATGGGCAATGTCTATATGCACGGTGGCGTGGTGAATACTATGGAGGTGCAAGGCGACTGCAAGCAGAGTGGCGGCGTTATCAACCGACACATCCAGCAGTCGGAGCCAAAGGTGGTCTATCGCGACGGCGTGGTCTATCGCGACCGCGTGGTCTATCGCGACCGCGTGGTGTATAAGGACCGCAAGATATTCTGCGACAATCTCAGTCTATTGGAAGAAAAAGACAAACTATCTGCTGAAAATACCAACTTGAAATGGGAGAACGAAAAATTACGGCAAACCCTCAAAGAGCGAGACGAGCAGCAGCCGAGTGACGACATCCTGATAAGCAAAATCTGTCGGCTGGAAGACCAACTCGCCAAGGAGCGCGAGGCACACCAGAAGGAAATCGACGAACTGGAGTGGCGGCTGAAGGCTGTGACCGGCATTGCCAACGGGCGCAACGAGCGCCTCTATGAGGATGAGACAAACGGCCACTACATCGGAGTAACCGACGATTCCCTCGACGTGCTCTTCACACTCATCAACGAATATCCCATCGGCATCGACGGCGACATAGCCGAAGATTTGGGCATATCCCCTCACATGGTAAAAACCATCGCCAAGGCCCTGCGGCTGGCCAAGTCACCAGAAGCACGGCGCGAGGCGAAGGAACGGCTGAAGCATCACGGCATCGAAATGATTGAGCGACGCGGAGGCGACCAGACCAAATACAAGAGAGAGAAACAAAAGAAAACCAATAAAAAGCAAAAGTAATATGGCTAAGAAACAATTAACAAAAGTAAGCGTACAGACGGTACCGAACGGTTATTTACTCAACGTGGAAGGCAACGGCTACATGTATTTCACCCTTCAGGAACTGCTTGAGGGGTTCTTCGTACACGTGGGACTCAACAAACTCAACTGGCTCGACCGCGACACCATCACCGACCTCATGACCGCCTGTGCCACATGGCCGAAGGAGGGAGACGCTATCCAGGAAGCCGCAAGGCTGACGGCACAAGTAGAAGACCTACAGCAGAGTCGCACCAGGGATGCCAGCACCATCGCCACCCTGAAGAACCAACTCGCCAGCACCTCGAAGAAGCTGGCAGACACCACGGCGAAGCTCGCCAGGTTCCTCTCTTCAGAGAAACCTGTAGAGGCAAAAGAGAACCCGGATACAGAACCGAAGAACGTCAGCAAGGGCGATGTACTGCCCAAGGCGAAAGCCCCCAAGACCACATCACACATCACCCAGGGCGACCTCGCACAGACCTCCAAGCGCAAACCTATTGACCCAACGGTGACCATTCCATACTCCGAGGCCGTCTATCAGTCGTTAATGCTTCCGCTAACCATCGACAAGACAGGCCTGCCCACCCGTGTACTATCTATTATGAAGATTGTGGGTGGCTCGAGCAACGCCACCGTGGGCGACGCACTGATGCACCCCAAAAAAGAGTTTGAGAAGATACGCGGCTTCGGCAATGTCGTAGCCGAGAAACTCGATATGTTTATCAAGAGTCACCACCTCGCCTACGGCATGAACGTGGAGGAAATCCTGATGAAGCATGCGATGCAGAACAACCCCAATATTAAATAGTAACAAGACATGGAATTTGAAGGAAGAATTTCGAGGGTGCTGCCTGTAAGGTCGGGCACCTCACAGAAGGGTGAGTGGAAAGTGCTGCCCTTCGTGTTTGAGTATTTCGAGACGGGCGACCAGCGGTGGCCGGACAGGGTGCTGCTTGAGACGATGGACACGAACATCATGGCACAGATTGGCGCGTACCTGAAAAAGGGTGCCGACGGCAAGGTGGTCGTGGAGAATGGCGAGTGCGTGCTAATGTACGAGCTGAAGTGCCGCGTCGGATTCAGTCACGGCGTTAGGGAGTACGACAAGC